CTAATAGCTGAGGTCGTTCCAATGTTGATCCTTAGCCTTGATGACAACCCACCAAGAGTTCCCATTAAAGTTCCACCAAATCGTTTGCGAACGCGACCACGAAAAACATAGGCATTCTGCAGAGCAGACCACGCATCATCAGGGATGAGCCATGGACGAACATCGGTAGTAAGCCCAGAATTCATGGGCGCAATCATGAAACGATCGAAGGCCATATTAGTACCCTATTGCCATGTATTGAAAGAGAACTGATTTGGTAGAAACAGTTGTACGTGCAGATCCATAAACATTGAATCCTACGTTCGTAAAGCTTGATAATCTCACAAACCCGTCACCATCAGAAGTATTGTTATAAGCAGTTGTTACTGACATGTTCATAACATTGGTGAATACAGGAATATTTGCGGATACCGGGAATATAGCATTGGTACTTCCGTTGGCGGTCCCACTTCCCCACTTAATGAGTATCCCTGATGGTAAATAAGTCCATCCCGGAACACTCAATCCAGGGTTAGAGTTTACGCTCAAAATGGATGCCGTTGTTGGTATTTGAGTAACGGTAACTTGGTTTGTTTTATTTATATATAATTCATTCTGATTCGTTGTGGGATTCAAGAACGAATAAAGGCCCAATTCTCCAGCATTAAATGCTATCGGAGGAGCAGCTGACTGAACGGGAAACGTTACCCATTTGTGCTTACCTTGGTCAGGCGATGCAAAGTCTATATGATTGATGTCTATAAGAGTCTGTAGGGCCTGAAAGTTATTCAATAGATCAGACTGAGACTGTGAAAGCTGATCTCCAGGCTGAGGGATATTTGCGTTATATGGCATATTTTATTCCTTATCATTAATAACTAATATCCGCCGCCCCATCCCGGACCGCCTCCACCCCAACCGCTTCCGCCAACACCATTCGCCTGTTCTGTGTAGATGGTAGCCGTACGCTCATTGGTGTATTGAACAATCGTTCTACGGAGACATAAATTTTCCTGACGACGAAATTCGGGCATGATTAATTGAACAGAATCCATATCCATGCGGTCTTCGAATATCTTCTTAGCACAACCAAAAGATATAAATTGCCAATATTCGTTCAGGGTGGGATTTGACGTTGTTTGGAGAAGTCTTATTGGGTTTGCATATACTTCAATGTTCACGGGATATGGCTGATCAGGAACTGGTCGAACTGTGAACTCATTATTATGGAAGAGCAAAGATTGAGGTATCGTAGCAATAGACGGAACTGTCTGACTGTTAATAGTAATTCCAGGACCAGGGGCTGCTGTAAAGGTTACCGTAAATGCGCCGGTGAAATAGTTTATGGTATTGTTAGGGTCAATCACCGTTGGCAATATAGTATTTCCATTGGTGTTATTAACGTTAGGTTCTGTTCCAGGAACATATAAGTTTCCATTTATTGTAGGGTTTCCCGTCGCAGTGTTCATAACAGGCACATCGATCATTGATAGGCCGTTACCATTACTATCAACAGAATCAAAAAGAACATTATTCTGCAATAAATATACAGACTGATTGTTAACGGGTGTAGATGTAAAATTATTCTGCGATGACGGAATCACTCCCGTAAATTTAACTGTTACACCATCGCCCGTTTGATTCAATTTTTGTATGCTCCGAACTATTGGATAAATGCCGAAGAACTGTTGTCTATCCTGCGAAAAGAGCGAGTTATATCCCGATATATAAACTGGCGGATGAACCGTTATATATTTGTTCTGGAAATCATAAAGAGGATTGGTTGTAACGCCCAAAAGAGATGCTATATCTGTTGGATATACATCCTGACCAGGATTTGTGTAGAACGTGAATTCTGTTCGTAGATTAAATGTTCTCAGGATCTCCGGGAAATCATAGACCACAAACGTATTAATGTAGTTGTTGAGGTCATCGGTTGTGAGCTGCGCTTCAGAGGGAGTTCGTGTTAACCGGCGCACCTTTTGCTGGATCGCAGCAAGCGTAGTGTTGGGTGCTACTGTTGGATATACTGCCACGGACTGCTCCTCTCAGAGAGATATCTATTACTTACATAGACGTTATACCACATAACACATTTGCATCAGAATGTTCTACGGCATCAGTTAAAAAAAGATGTTTTGGATTTGCGCAAATTTTATTTCCACATGAATGCTTCACGTCTGAGCCAGAGGGAATCTCGCCAACATGAAGCATCCATGAAGCGCGATGTAGGCGTAGCTTTTTAGAACCAATTTTTATATGGCCATAGCCTTTATCAACTGACGCATTCCAGCCCCAGCAGTCTTCTCCGCGCACAATATACCGCTCGAATACATTCTTAATTCTTCCTAGTTTTTGGCAATCGTTAGCATTAACCCAAAACCTGCTGCTACGAACCCGACAGATGACTGAACAATATTTAACTGACGGCCTATTTGTGGGATAGAATTCGAAGCTTGTGCTACACACCGCACAGAGAGCCGTCTTTTTCATAAAGTCATCCTAATAAGGTAATACGTTTTGAACTGCTGCAGTGAGAATTGCATTATCCTCACCTATTGGCACTACCATAGCACAAACCTGGGTGGTTGCGGGAGGACTTACTGGTATCGCAAATGGTGTGTAGTTCGTTGTATCGATAGGAATAAGAAATGTCGTTGGGCTATTAACTGTTATTGTTGCTGTTTGGCCAGTCAGTTCCTGCATTCCATCAGCAGGCGGTATATCAAGGCGGACAATAGTCCCCGTCACATATTGATGAGCGAAACTTGTCGTAACTTGAGCTGGCAAGCCCTGCGTTATAGCAGTTATCAAGCGCATTGCCGGCTGGAACGTAGGGAAGGGGTCAGCATAACAGTTAATAGACATCGACTCTCCTATAGAATGTTTTCTACTTGTACAATTTCAGGAGTTCCTGTTGCGGTTAGGTCATCAACATCAACGAATTCGAGGCTTTGGAATGAACAGCGACGAACTTTTCGCATGATACGTTGGTTAGCACCCATATCTGATACGCCTTTTTCTCCAGCAATAAAGCCGTATTCTGGATACCAGCAGTTTTTATTGAGATGTTTAGCGACACCAAGCGGGATAGTATATACCTGCCCATCAATGAAATCAAAACGCATAACTTCATCGCCTGCATATGCTTTATAAGGGAAGCTCATTGAGCCGCCGGGTACTTCATAAAAATGGAAAATTCCCTTAACCATCTCAGCATCTTTATCGCGCTGCCATTTAATCTTAGACTTTGTGTCTTTATTAGGTAAATTACGTTGTTTATGTGAATTCATTATGATCATGAGCTACTCCTCTTTACCAGGGCAGGAAGCTATAGGTATGAATAGCTCCCCGCCCAGTGAACATGTCTTCTTTAAGCAGTATTATGAACCGCCGTACGTTGACTTACCGGCTACCCAGTAAACGACGTCAGCAGCCACACCTGCAGGCAACAATGCGCCGGTTGCAAGGGTCATACCCAAGAAACCAGTGTTAACTGTTGCGTCAGCAAGAATATCAACGCCAGCGTTCAATGCTGTCGCTGTATCTTCACCAATAGGCGTAACTTCAGGGAATTGTCCTGGCATTTGCGCTGCTGTTGGGAAGGTAAATGCTGTGAAGGCTGTTGTGTCGATATTGATAACGAATGTGTTCGCATCAGTTACCGATACAACAATCGCTGCTAAGAAATTGTTAGCTTGCGTTGAATTAAGCTGAATCATTCCTGAAATTTGAGGAATGTTAAAGCGTAATTCTTGGCCTACTGTGTATCCATGAGGAACCGTAGTTACTACAACAGCTTGAAGCGCTTGGCTAATGCTTGCAATAATACGACGACGTGGATAAAACAGAGGCTGGTAGTTAAGAATTCGATAGAATCCTGCTCCACCAACTGCACCAGGCGCTGTAGCGAGAGCATTTTGAACTCTGAAGCTTGTATTAGCAACGATTGTATCGATAACAAAATCGACACCCATAATATCTGGTACTGCAACTGCTCCGCTTAAGCGAACAATCGAAGAACCAGCTACCAATCCAGCGGTGCTACCTGTTGCAACAACAGGACGTACCGCGTTTGTGGTGCTTGTAATTGCTACTGGCGCTCCAAAAGTACTACTAGACTGTGATGGATCATAAAGAACGAATGCGTTAGCAACCGTTACGTTAGCCGTCACAGCACCAGCTGCGCCTTCAGCGAGGTAGGGAGATTGTGTCCCCATGCCACGTTGCCAGTGGAAATAGAATGCGTTTGGTCCCGCTGCAGATGTTGCTTGGTTTGCCTGGGTATAGTTCCAGATTTTTAACCAATCACATCCTGATGGAATGGCAATTGTTTGCGCAATAGCTGTTGCTGGTTGCGTAAATGTACCTTGTCCTAATATTGTACCGTCCATAGTATCTCCTTAAGCAAGTGTTGCGCGAAGATTCAAGACCCACAAATCATTTGTGATTCTTGGAACTTCAGCAAATTTATAACCAACAGATGCGTTCAATGCTAATGGTCCGTCATATATCGGTGGTCGATAGATAAAGCTTGCGCTGTAGCCATCTTGTTCAATACATGCATAAGCTTCCATACCAACGCAGAAGATGTTGTACACATCGTTGCCGAGGAATGAAGCATTAGGTGATACAGAACCGATAGAAGACACCAAGAAGCGAAGATTGCCAATAGCGCCCCATTCTGAACGGAGTGCGTTCATAGGTGCTGGATATTGGTTCTTTTGGATGAATCCTGCAACGTTGTCCAAGTTACCGGTTAGGTTTGTTGAACAAAGGCCGAAGTATGCATCACGAACTGGTGCTGTACCAAATTTGTCTTCACCTTCGATGTTATCCATAATTGTGTAAGCATTGTTGTTTAACAATGTACGCACAACTGTATCAACATCAGAACGTGTGATTTCTGTTGGGTTATCACCGTTTACACCACCTGTACAGTTAATGAATGCAGCGGTTGCAGCAAGCATGTCACGTGTAAGTTGATCTTCTGTTTGACGAAGAGATACACCGAGACGTGCAGCACATTCGTTAAGAACCATTCTGTTACTTTAATGACCTATTTCTAGGCGGGGAAACCTCTTCGGATCTCCCTCTCCATCTTTCGTATGGAGGTCAGACTATCGCATCCTCTTTCGAGGTCTTCTCACTTAGTCGTTCAACGTAGCATATAGTTTAGAATGTGGTATAATTAAAAAGTAATTATACCAGCATTCAAACAAGGATTGAGCATGTGGAAAGATACTGAGATAGCGTACTTGGCCGGAATGATTGATGGTGAAGGATCTATTTATATCCAACGAAGAATCACTAAAGCAGGTTATATGTCCTATTTTCCAAGATTCCAGGTTGTTAATACCAACCAAGAAGTAATGGAATGGATTCAAAATACCTTTGGTGGAAATCTTTATAAAAAACCGAGAACAAAACATAATGAAAAATGGAGATTGTGTTTTGAATGGTTTTCTACTGTTGGCGTTATGGACGAACTTCTTCCCTTGATTATTCCGTATCTCATTATTAAAAAACAACATGCTTTGGTTATGATGCAATTCAGAGCAACATTTAAATCCAATAATGGATCTACCGGTGTTACACCAGTGATTCAAGATTTTAGATTGGAATGTATGCAAAAAATTAAACATCTTAATCATCCTATATTCGTGCCTTCGCCCCTGTCACCCTAACGCAATTGCGCCGTAGGCTTCCAAGTCAATCAGAGAAGATTTATAGATCCCATTCATTTTAGGATCTTGGTTTTGTAGGGTAACTTGTTCGTTCAATGTTACATAAGTTCCATAAAAAGAAATCTTAGCATCGATGTCGACAGCAGTAAGATTCTGAGGTGGAGGTGTAACGCCTGAGTTTCCAAGTGGAACCATTGCGGTGTTAAGTGGATTGTAGCGACGCATTCTTAATGTGGTACCACCGTTTCTTGGCATGTTTTTTTTCATGGCAGGAATTTTGTGGATCATATTAGGAACCGGAACTGACAACAATTTGTACGAAAAGCTCTGCTGCACTGGCGCAGGGAGCGTGCTCGTGGTTGTTATAGCCATAGTAGACCCTTAAAGTAGATTGTGAATCATGCTTCAAGTTGGCGAGTCTTGGGTTATGCGCCTCGAGAGAACGACTCCTCGGATATGCGTTCGTGGGGGATGAGCGGGACGACGGCTCGATGATACGTCCATTGCGCAGTATAGAACAAGATCAATTACATTTGGAAGTGAAATTAACAATTAATGATGCTGCCGCAGTCACAGTAGTTACCGCCGCCGTTAAAATTGCCATTCTTGTACGCCGTCGCAATCTCTCCATCTGTACCCGTTCTTCAGCTGCAACATGATGTGCCAAGTGGTTCACCAAATCAGGATCGTTATGGTGAGGTGCGACATGGATAATAACACTTCTTATACTGCTATGAGAATCATCAAGGCGTTCAAGTTCAACTCCTCGTTCATCGGTCAATGAAGTTCGACGTACTTCATGACGTGGATCCTCAAAAATAGAAGGTCGTCTGTCGCGTTGCGCCCCACCATATAGTACGAGTTGATTTTCGGCTGCTTGCACGCAGGTGACCAATAGTAACGGTAAAAAATGTTTCATCATATATCCTCCCTGACGTGATAAGTGTCTGCGTAGATCATACATCGCAACACATTACGAAGTCCTGCTGATATAAGGAGAAAGGAAGAGAAAACCTTATATCAGCAGGGTCAGAGTGGGTAATGAGAACTATTTATTCTTCATCGCCTCAGCCATTTCTTTGCGAAGCTGTATTTTTAGCTCGTCAGTAAGTCCATTAGCAAACGCGTTGGCACGGGATAGCGGAGAATCCCCTTGTTGTGGCGCAACTGATGTCAGAGGTCTCGGTTTAGCAGCATTACGCTGTGCCAATTGCTTATCGACCTCATAGGTTTGTTCTTGTTGGATACCCAATTTCTTAATCAAGGTGTAGGCGGAAACTCCTGTTGCATATAAGTCCTGACCCTGCTGTAAGGTATAGGCAATTTCGGGATGACGATCCTTCAAGAGCTCAACATTTTCTCGTGATACCACACTATCAAAATCAGGATATTGTGCCTTAAGACGAGCTTCTGTTGTTTGTAGCTGAGACTGTTGTTGATACTGCTTAATCTGATCCTCAAGCATCTTAATCTTGCGACCAACCTTAGTGAGATGC